TGGAACATCTTTTGGTTCGGAAGGTGTTCTAATTGGTATTGGTTCAGGTGGTGCGAATACTGGATTATTTCCTTTTGGTTCGTGTTTCAATTCTTTTGATGGGTCAATGTTTAGTAATTGACCGGCAATATCCTTCATACTATCACCCATACTTTCAAGAATGTTAGCCATAGTCTGTGGCTTTTCTTCCACTGGTTCTTGTGCTGGTTGTTCTTGAACAGGTTCTTGTTCTACAATTTCTTCAACAGGTTCTTGAACTTCTTCATACATTGGAGCTGGTTCTTCGTAGTATTCTTCTTCTTGAGGTTCATATTGTGGAACCGGTTTAATATCTTGTATTGGTAATGGTTTTGGTCTTTTCATTACTCGTTTAGCAGGAACTCTTCTCATATTTACCCCAGGTTTCTTAATTTGTTTGGCTTCAGGGTATTGTAATTCTTCAATAGTATCTAAAATCTTTTCGTCAAGTTTTTCCAATCCTTGAATACCAAAACGATAGAATATAGTATCTACCTTGCGTTTCAATGCTTCTGTTAAAGAATTAGCTGTGCCTTCAATAGTTTCTTCTGTTAACTGTTTCTTGTTAATTTGTATTGGTCTATTGTATTGTTCTACTGGCATAGCATGACGAACAGGTCTGTATTGAGCCTGTGGGTGAACAATTCTTTGTGGCATTGGTCTTTGTACGGGTCTTTGAACCTGTCTTTGTACTGGACGCTGTGCTACACGCTGTGGTCTTGCTGGAATCACTTTTGATGGCTCTGGTTCAGGTTCGTAGTATTCTTCATCATCTTCACCTTCGTCTTCAAAGTCATCATTTGGTTCTTCAGGTTCGTCAATATATTCCTGGTCATCATCTACATTTTCGTAGAGTTCTTCAGGTTCTTTATATTTAGGTTGTGGTTTTCTATCACTATTAACAAATTCACGAAAATTCATAATTAATCCTTATATTGTTTAGTATTTATAACTCACCAAATAACTTGTCAGGATTTAAAGAAACCAAATAATTGTGAAATCCAAATGTTTGTAAACAAGTATTCAAAAACAATTCTTCTTTACGAATTATACGATAAAATCTATCTGGGTCGGAATAACGCATTTCACCAAGTTCTTTCAAAGATTCTTCATCTTCAAAATAAACTCTAAATTCTTCACCGTCACCCTTTATTTGTTCTTCAATCTCAGCGACTTTATCAGGATGTTCATACATTAGTTTGGCTAAAATAGCCATTGTTTCTTTTGCGTTTTTGGAAACTGCAGAAATAGACCTACTTGGTTGTAGGTCTTTTTCCGCAATTAAACGCTTCTTTATTTCGTCTAATGATAAAATCATTATGCTAAAACAACATCTACTTTATCAATGATACCGAACTTCTTGGCTTCATTTGGTGTCATATAGTTGTCATAACACAATTCTTTTTCTACTTCTTTGACTTTCTTACCTGATACTTTGGAAATGTATTTGGCAGATAGGTCAGTCCAATACTGTAGTTCTTTTGTTGTGTTTGCTATATCATCCAATTTACCACCGGTCAATTCAATACCAGCTTGATGAATCATAATTCTACTAGATGGGAAAGCATATCGTTCACCCTTTGAACCTGCGGCTAGGATAACGGCTGCCATTGATGAACAAGAGCCAGCACAAATGGTACGAATCTTAATGCCCTTATGTTTGAGCTTTTCAATCATATCAATAAGTGCCCAACCAGCATCACATTCTCCACCTGGAGAAGCAATATACAATGTAATTGGGTCCTTTGTGCCATCGTCATAGAAATTCAATCTCTTACAAACTTCTGTAATCAAACCCCATTCAATGAACCCAGTAATCCACATAATCTTATTAGAAACATAGTAGTTATTTCTAATGTTGTTAAAGAAATCTGGAATAATCATTGGATTAAGAGCCTGCATGGCTTGTGGCGGAACTTCTCCGGTTCTGTAATGATTCTATTTGGTCTTCAGTTAAGTTTTTGGTGTCAGGATTTTTCTTCTTAACATCTTCTTTCTTAACAGGAGGCTTTTTATCTATTTTCTTTTTCTTCTTTGTGTCTTTTGAACAGACTGACATAAGATTCTCCACATAAATTAAATGTATGGTGTTTTATACCATCAATTTCTTCATCGTATATAATGCTCGGTGCACCGCTTTTAATTTGTGTACCGAAGATTACAGGCTAATGAAACACTACCAAAATTCTCAATGAGTTTAAATTTCTTTTGAACTTTGTTGAATTGAAATACTGCTATTCCATTTCCGTTCGCTCAAAAATTTATACTCCTTACCATTTTGGTCTTTGTATATATTACCAACAATAAATTTAGACATGACGGGCAATCTCATCCTTCTTCATTGTGGCATTGAGTTTAGCAAAAACTTTGCTTTTCCACTGATTTAGTTTCTGTCTTTCTTCGTCAGTAAGTTCGTAATCTTTAATGTAAATCTTGGCATATTCGTCAAAATTCACTTCCAAGTCTTCTAAAACAGAACAAACGATTAGTCTAACAAATTCATTTGTTGTGATATTCTTGTTGTTCAGTACAAGCGCCATTTTCTTTTTCTCCAAAGTTATCTACGAGTTCTTTTAACTTAGCACAAAAACTGTCACGCTGCTCCAAATCATCAGGAAGAATAGCAATCGCTCTCTCAACCCAATCTATCATTGTAGTAGCCTTAACAGTCTTTGATTTTTCAAATAAATTGTTGGAAGAATTTATAAGTTCCATAACCCTTTTCATCGCTTCAGGGTCCTGAACGATTTTCAACATTTCCTTCTTTTTGTTAGGAATAAGCTGTGGTGGATTAGGGAACTTATGTTTCTTCATATTACTTGTTTGATAATGCGTTATAATCGTTCCACAATCTAGTGTTAATTGTTTCTGCTATATCGTTGTGGATAGGGAAAAAGAAGGACTTCTTCTGCTTGTTGCTCATATTACGAGGGTAAGAAATCCAACGCTTCTCGCCATTGTCAATGAGTTTAATGCCGGTTACTTTCAACGCATCATTAAAAACGAGCTGAGCAATAGCAACGCAACCACCCTTACCATTAGAAATAGGCAAAATTTGAGTTGATGTAATAGTTAAATTTGACATGATATTTTCCTTTTTTGTATTTTGTATTTTTATGTGTTAAAATATATTTACAATGTTTTTCATTGTCAATACATTTTGGTTAAGATAATGTATCTGCGTAACTTGCCAAATCAGCTAGCATTTTATTCCAATCGGAAGGAATTAAAATACCTTTGCATTCATACAAAGTAAGAATTTGTTTGAATACTTCTTTGATTTGTGGTACGGGTTCGTTATCAATTACCTTCAACATATCCGAAATAACATAACTTGGTAAATCGTTTAATGTTGTATTGGTAACTTCATTATTCATATTGATGAAATGCTTATGGAAGTCATTCAAATACCAACAAAGTTTCATAACATCTTTCTTTGGGGTACTTTTATCTTCGTAACGCATAGCATATTTCCAAGCATTAGATAAATCACCAATGAGCCAGCGTGTGATTTCAATAGCTTCTAGCCCACTTTCGTGTGTGCGATAATGCTTTGGTGTGTTAACTTCTTCTTCAAGCGTCTGAGCCATTAGATAGTGTCCTCGTTCTTAATAAATTCTTTCATTATTTTTTCTTCTTCAGCTTTTTTCTTTCTAGCAGCTTCTACAATCTTTCTATCTGATTCTATATCATATTTAGTTTGTTTGCGTTTTTCCAATGCCTGACTTACTCGGTATGGCAATATAGCGAACAATACTAATCCAAATAAAAGAAGACCATACTTCAAACCAATAACACCACCGTGTAGTGCTAAGGTTTGAATGTCTGGTCCAGCAAGGCCGAAACAGGCAAGAATGTAAGTATAAAGAAAGATTGAGCCAAATGTTGCTAAGGCTATTTTCCAATTCATTTTCATTTATACTTACTCCTTCTTATAGTGTTTCGTCATCGTCAAGAATTAAAATGGCTTCTTCAGCATTAGGGCATACATAAAGTTTTTCACCTTTGTATTTAATTGGCTTTAATACACCAACATTCACTAATACTCGGTCGCCTACTTTTAATCCTTTTGGTAATGGTTTTACTTTCCCAATGCGTTTGTCAAAATGACCTTCGCCAAGTTCAACAATTTCAAACATTGAGTAAGCAATTTGAACGATTCCTGGGATATACAACCCACCAGCAGTTTGAGTAGTTAAATTACGCAAAATCATTTTATCATCAAGTAGCTTCATTTAACACCTCACTGGTTTATTGTACATCTTCGTCATCGTCAATAATCATTTCAATGCTGCTTTCAGGAACAACATTGTACTTGATTTTTGTACCATTCTTTTTATTGGTAATGATGATTTCAGGTGCTGTTGTAACATCAGCTACAACTCTATCACCAACTTTTACATTCATTGGGATTAGTTCGCCAGTAAATACATTCCATTCACCAGGTCCAACGGCTGCTACCTTGAAAATAGCCAACCCTTGCTTTGTCAATGGTGTAATGATACCAGCAGCTGATTTCTTTTCTTCACGCTGAAGAAATACTTTATTACCCGTTGCTCTCATTTCCGTTTTCCTTAGTCCAAATTACTTTATATTGATTCTTTGCGACTTCTTCTTCAATCTTAATCACAAATTTTGGGTTCTTATAGGACTCCATCAATTCCTGTGTGTAGCACAAGGATTGAATGGGGTCGCCATAAGGAACACCATTTTGGTCGCAACGATACTTCGTAATACGCCAAATGTTCATATTATGCCATTACCTGCTTTTTGAGTAAACGAGAAAGCTGGACAATGGTAGATTCAGCTTCGCTCATAGCCTTCTTGTTACGAAGGATTTGTTCAGCAGTCATACAGATAGATGCTTCAAAATCTGTCAAGGCACGAAGGGAATTCTTTGCGACCTGAACATGACGAACATTCTTCTGTGTGGTGCCTGTAACCTGCATACGATTACGAGACTGAATTGTGTTACTGGTTACCTTGTATGTAAGGCCATCATTTGTATTCAATACATAATTACTAAACATAGTATTACTCCTTGTTAAATGTTTGTTTAGTGTTTTTGTATAATCGTTTTTGATTATGTCTAAAATATAGAATTATTTTTTGGGTGTTCTAAAAATTTTCATTTTTGGGAACTGACCGAAATTATTTTATCCATAATCATTTCGTTTATGTATATTCCAAATATAAAAAGAAAAACGAGAACCATTAAAGATTCTCGTTTTTTGAAACTGGGGTATTTGTAAAGAATTATTTACGAATAGGTCTCTTGAAACCAAATATGGTAGTATCTTCTTCTTTCTTCACAGTTCTATCACCTTTTCGTTGTTCTTTGTAATCACAACGATGTTTTGCGATAGATTTACTGTATAATCTAGTGATATATGAGCCTGTGCCCAGTGCATGCCCATTGCTGGCTCGTACAGCCCCATTCTTATCAGCTAGCCAATCTACTACCATCTGTACAGTACCGGCGTCACTGACCACGTCCTGGTCATTAAGGGTATATTCTATTGAGTAGTCATTTACATAGTTCGCGGTTGTAGTCCATACCCACAAATGTAAATTATATTTTACATCATATAGTGGAATGTTCAAACCGTGCTTTCTGTAATCATTTTGGAATTCTTCTGTACAATGTTCTTCAACATATTTGTCTACTGGAATACCTTTTGTAGAAGCACCAACAATGTTGCCTTTATCGTCAACTGGTATCATTCCATTTTTAACAATGTCATCCAATGTTGCCAAACCACCTGTTGGATTTACCGATGGTAAAGCAATATCAATCTTAAATCCAATTCCTACTGGGTCAGGTTTTTCATCACCCTTTAATGTAGTAATTGTATATGGTTGTTTTGGATTATATTTGTTGCCTTCGGAATAGAATGAATCTACCTTGTCCTGGTTAATTTCTGTTACAGGATATACGATAGAAACTTCAATATCTTTGGCTTCAGCCATAATCACTTTGATAGTATCGGCACTTTCGTTACCAGCTTTATCCACATATCTACGAATAACATAGTTTACACCTTTTTCCAATCTCTGTAATGTTAATGTATCTTGGGTAATACCATTAACTGTCCATTTAACTGGAATAGCATTTGTATTAAACTTCTGCATTTCGTATGGAGACTGGATTTCAACCTTTGGTGGAATGTCATCATAAATGATTTCTACACTAGCGACTGCTTTGTTTCCAAAATCGTCAGTATATTCATAAGAAACTGTATATCCAATGTTTCCTTCTTTATTGGTTACAATCTCCTTTTCGTCATTTACGAAATATGTTATCTTGGTACAACTATCAATCATATAAGATACTTCGTAATCACCAATCTTTTGACCGGTTAAATTATCTGTCTTATATGAAACAACTACATCCTTACCATTTACTTTCTTTGTATATGTTACAGTTTGAATTGTATCTATTGGGTTGCCCTTCTTATCTACAATCTTGGTTAATGTAATTTCAGTACCATTATCTTTGATAACTTCTTTGACTTCTACCAATCCACCACCAATAGAGGTATATTGTGCTAAGGATTCGTCAATCAAATAGTTATATTCTTTAAGTTTAATATCTTTGGTCTTGATGGTATCTAATGTAACATCAATGTTAAATCTCTTTTCTGTCTTATGGACTGTATCACGAACAGTTACTGTGATTTCATTATCTTTCTTGTTTACATAGATTTTGTCATCTTTCTGTTCTTCAATGGTAATATAGTCAATAGTAGCATTTGTAGATTTAGCATTTGTCAATGTTACAACAGGTGGAGCATCATTGAACAATACTACGATAGAATCGCATTTTGTCTTTTTAGCATTACATACTTTGATTACTGTATCTTTCTTAATGTGTGGGAACTCTTGATTTGTTTCACAAGAATCTCCTTCACACAAAGTCCATTCAAACTTATGGTCTGGGTCATTAGTCTTTACAGTATCTTTTGGTTTTTCGTCATCCCATGTCTTGATTTCAGGAATTTCTTCCTCGTCAAGAATACGAATGATTACAGTAGAAGTATCGGAAAATTCACCATCAGTGACGATTACTTTTACAGTATCTTTAGTTTTCTTTTCATAGTCAATAGGGTTCTTAATGGTTAATGAACCAGTAGAATCTATTGAATAATTTGTTGTATCAGTCACAATGTATTTGACTGGTGTTTTATCTTCGTCTGTACCAGTAATCTTACATACTTTTCCTGTATAGTTTTCTTTTACAGAACAAGTTGTATCTTTTGTATGTACTGGCTCGTTAATGTCAGTAACTGTAATTGTGTATTTGGCTGTATCACTAGCACCACTTGTGTCTTTGGCTACAACTGTAATTGTAACTTTTGGTGTGGTTTCGTAATCCAATGGTTCAGTCAATTTAATTACACCATTACTGTCAATAGTGAAACCAGGTTCAACAATCTTGTATGTTATTGGGTCATTGTCAGGGTCAATAGCGGTAATGATACCAACTTCACAATTCTTACAATTTTCAGGCACATTTAATGTGTCATTTGGTTGTAATACAGGTGTTTCGTTTACATTCTTAACATTGATTACTACGATAGCAGTATCTGTAAATTTACCATCAGTTACGAAAACTTTTAGTGTATCAGATTTAGTTTGTTCATAGTCAAATGGTGTTACCAATCCAATAGCACCAGTAGTAGGATTGACATGGTAATGCACAGTATCATCGCAAGAAAATTTAACAGGATTTCCATCTTCATCTTCTCCTTTGACCTTTCCGATTTCACCAGTTTTTCCTTCTTCTACAGTAAAGGTTGTGTCTTTTGTATGAACAGGTTCATTTTCATCGTTTATCTTAACTGTTACATTCATTGTATCTTTTGATGTGCCATCACTAGCAACTACCTTGAATGTAAATCCCTTTTCTTTTTCGTAGTCAAATGTTCGTGTAGAAGTAATAACACCATTTGAATCTATGGTGAATGGAACAGTACCAACAATAGAATATGTGATTTTATCGCCATCTTGGTCAGTGGCTTTTACACTATCTTTGAATGGCTTGTTTTCTTCAACATAGAATGTGGTATCGTGTTTATCAAATTTTGGACCGTCATTTGAGTTAGTGATACTGATTGTTACAATAGCACTATCTTTTAATGCTGGGTTATTCTTGTCCTGAACCAATACCTTGATTGTATGTGTCTTTTGGTCGGTTTCATAGTCAAATGTTTTCTTTGCCCAAACTTCACCATCACTATCTACTCTAAACAAACTTGTATCACCTTCTAACATTGTGAAAATGTTTTGAGTAAATTCAGGTTTGGTATCTACATCTTCGGCAACCAATTTCACAACCATAAATGGGTGAATTAGATTTTCAGGTAATGTAGTATTGGTATCTTTTAATACTGGAGCTTCATTTACATCAAGTACTGTAATTGGAATGTTTCGTGTTACCTTAACATTTCCAGTATCGGTCAATGTAATCTTAACAACATCTGTAATGGCTTTTTCATAATCTAATGGTTCGCCAACTAGGGTCAATACACCAGTAATACTATCCAATGTGTATCTACTGTTGCTATCCAAATAGAATCGTGTAGTAGCAGTCTTATTTAAGGTCTTAATTGTGTCAACGAAACCAGTATCATTTTCTGTGAATTTGTATGTTTTTGTAGTATCAAATTCAACATGACCTATTGGAGCATCTTTAATCTTAATCTTCAATTCACCACTGGTTTCACCATTTGGCAAAACAGCACCTGACTCAATTTTAATCTTAATTATTAATGAATCTGATGGTTCTACAATATCGTCTTTTTTAACATTAATCTTAATTGAGTCTGTTGGAACCTTTGAACCAACTGGAATTTTTACAGTCTTTGTATCAATGCCACAAACAGGAAAATCTGTGACCAAATTAAAATCACTTGAATCAACTTTATCATTTAATTCAAAACAATAACTGAAATATACATCAATAGTTGCAGTATCGCTTAATTTAATTGGAATTACTACTGTAGAATCATTTTCACGCAATGCTGCACTTTCATTTAACTCAGGGTCAATATCCAATGTGTCAGGGTCAAATTTAACATAGATAAAACCAGAGCCATCAAAGTTCGCATCTATGAACAAATTATTAGAAAGCAACTGACCAGCTAGAGTCATTTGTTGTTTAATAATAATTTGACCAGTAGTGATGAATGTACCTTGCATACTATCAGTTTGTGCAAGTGCTTCAAATTTGAAATCTTTAGTAGAATAAATTAGCAGGTTACCTGAATACTTATCATTACGAATTACATTATCACCATACATTACTCTAATCTGTGGGTGAGTAGCATCAAGTATCAAACCTTCTTTTAAGAAAATTCTTGTTAGTTTACCACCAACTGGCATTTTCACATAAAGTCTGGCATCATTATTCAATGTGATTTTTTCAATATAAATGTCGCACAACTTCTTTGTTGTATCTGCAAGGTCACAATAATCAGCAATATCTAATGTGTAAATTCCACCATTTTTGAAAATTGCTTCTTTATATGTAATTGTATCATCATTAAATGTTGGTGTTCTCAATGTAGTTTTAATTTCAGGAACACTTGGTGGGCAATCTGTATAATTATTTCCAAAGAATTGACTATCATTTGCTACGATATTAGCAAACATATCATTAACCGTGCCTTGAACACAATTAAAACCAGCTGAAACATTGGCTCTATCTTTAAAACCAGTTTGCTTAACGATTATATCACCTGATACTCTAACTGGGCCTGTTGTAAAACCATCTTGCCCATTATCAAATGATATGTTACCACCGACCAAAATAGGACCGCCTATTATATGGTCAATTTCCTTTAATTCAAAATTACCATTAGCTGTTCCAAACCATCCTGATTTATCTGGAACTTTAATGTTCTGCCCGTTGAAAGTGATTCCATTTGCTCCAAACATTTTGTATTTAAGCAAGTAATCAAATTCTGCTTGTTGAGCCGCAGAATCATCTAATGCTACATTTTCAAACACGAATGGTTTAACATCTGCGCCTATCGCAAATGTGGCTATTGTAAACAATAATAAAAATAGCTTCTTCATTTTTTTCTCCTTTATTGAGTTTCATACTATTTATAGTAATTCAAACGAATTAAAATAAAAAAGTATTACCGAAATGGCAATACTTATAAGAAATAAATTAGTTTTGTTTAGATCTGGTTAATTAGTAGTAGCGACGGGTCCAACGCGGGCGATTATCCGCACATTCAAACTGGCGAGGAGAAAGGGGAGACGCATACTTCGGATTTTCTTCCTTCAACCAATCACGAACCTGTTGAGCAAGACCAGCTCGGAACTGGTTGCGGAACTTCTTCGTTCCCAAAAGAGTGTACAGAATGTCATATCGGGCTTTACCCAAACAAACCAACTTCTTATATTCACTCAAAGAAACATTCATGTGGTGAGCCTGTTCCCAACGAGCCCTGTGTTCATTAGCCAAACGAACTGCTTCCTGGTGGCGACGTTCGTTATCCAAATGCTTCTTATATTGTTCCACAAGAGCCGGAGAAGCGTCAGGAATCACACGAACATCCTTGGCATCGTCAAAATCACAATGAACACAAATCTCCATAGCCTTGTCCTGGATAATGTCATAAACCACTGCATACTGGCACATAGCCCATACATCACTCATTACTCGTTCATCCTTCCAAAATTCTTTGATTACCATACCGGCATAACGAATGGTGTAGTTTTCAGTGTTGTTGTTGCGAGTGAGAATTGCCATAAGTTACCTCTCTTTTTCTTTTTTACATAGTAAATATAACAAAAAACGCAGTTTCTGTCAATAGAAACTGCGAATTTTTATGTAAAATTTAGTTTACAAACTATTTACAATTATCCCTTATTGCTAAGGCACAATCATAAATGCTCATATTGTCAAGAAAATAATCTCTAATCCAGTCTTCAATGGCTTTTTCGTATTTCACCATATCAACTCGGTATTTCTTGACTAGAGCCATTACTTTGTTTTTGTATTTCGTGTATGAGTCGGCGAAAAAGCCTTCGTCAATTAGTTCATAGCCATAATCTTTTAATACAGATTTTGCTTCGTTCATATCCATATTAACCACCACAAGAATATGCTAATTTCTTCCATTTGTCAGGTAAACCAACTCTTAACTTATAAAGCTGGTCAAATACTCGGAAGTTCAAATCTTTACCACGAACACGAGGGTCTTTTAGGAATTCATCACTATTCATAAACTCAAAGACTTCTTTCTTGATTTCTTCGTCTGTAATGTCTTTTCCTTCGGAACCTCTAGCACCCATAGCCTTGTAAACTTTAATGTATGGGAGAACTGTTTCAATTCGTTTCATTACACCCTGAGCACTGAGAACTACATCAATACATGTACATCTTGTTAGTAATGCGGAATCTCTCTTATAGATTTCTGCTTTCTTCAAGTTGGAAATAAAGATTACTTCGCCTTCAAAAATGAAATGGTTAGGAATACCTTCTTTACCGTGGTGGTCCTGAGACCATTCCTGGCATCTTTGTGCGATTTCTTCGTTATCGTCAAGGTCTAATGTATAAACTAATCCTTCGCCCTTTGTTGCCCAAGAAATTTCTCGGAAATTACTTGAATCCAAAGCACCCTTCAATACATTAATAGCATCTGGGTCTTTCAAAACACTATCGCAGTCATCAAATACTACAATCTTGTTTCTATTATACCACAATGTATTGTACATAGCGGCAGCAGAAGATTTACCTTTAACTCTTTCCCAAGTTTCGTGTCTTTTACCATACTGGTCAAGAATCTTTTCTACATTGTAAGATTTACCAATACCACCCTGTCCAGTAATTAACAATGCTGGTAATAATTCTTTGGCAGCCATAGTTACATAACTGTCAATTTCATCGAATACAATGTCAGGGTCTGCGTATTCTGTCTTTTCAAGAACTTCTTCACCCTTCTTAATTGAGTTTGTTAATACTACAGTTTCTTTGGCACCCCTGAGAACTTTAACCTTTTCGCTATGTGGGATTTCTGTGTCATCACCATTATCTTCGGCACCAACGGCTTCACGAACTTCTTGATTAGTCAATCCCAAAGCGGTTGCGATTTCACTAACAGTACCCTGTTTGCCATACAAGTATCTAGCAAGAATGTGTTTGATATACTTCTTGTTTAATTGGACTATATTAGAAATTTCTTGTAAATCTTTATCATCTTCGTAAAGTTTTACAACCAATGCGGATTTGTTATCGTATAATTGACCTTCATATTCAACCTTTCTTTCAGTCAATAAAGATTCATCCAAATCTTCAGTTTCGGTATCTTCTGCCTGTTCTTCTTCGTTATCACCATCAAAAGAGTTAATATCTTTCAATACTGCGGCAATATCTGGCAATAACTTGGCAAATGAAGATTTACCTGGTTCTGCGTCTTTTACGAAAATTTCTTTTGAAGGGTCTTTGGTATAATCCCAATCTAACCAAAAGTTAATAGAATGGAACTTATTGCCTTCCCAGTTAATACGGATAGCGGAATTATCTGTTTGGCTTACAAACAAGAAACCAAAATAACTACCGCTATTGTT